GATTGCTGAACCTTCACTCTTGACCGGAGCTTGGCCAAACCCAGCGAGCTTCACTTCTTCCTCGAATGAACGGTCAGAGCTTTCTGTCTCGTAGATCTCCGAACTTTCATCCGCATACTCAGCGTAGGTCAAACCAAACAAAGCATTAAGGCCCGGCAGAAGCTCCTTCAGCATTTGTGCTCTTGAAATAGCCATCTATCTAGCCCCCTATGCCAACGTGCTCATGTCGTACTGATGCACGCCCGGATTCCACGTCACAAGAACGTCAGGGTATGTATCAGTCCACTCATTATTAGGCGACTCATAGAGCCCAATAATGCGAACAGCTAAAGTTGCGGTCGTAGCAGCGTCCGCATCAACAGTCATCTTGCTCTGCTTACTCAAGTCGAGCGTGTTGACTGCTGTAATGTTCGTCAGGGCAGAGTTCTTCCCTGCGTCTGTCGAAGCCATTGCAGCATCTGCCTGTACCTTGAAGATAGCGCGAGGGTTGTCCCAGACGTAAACTTGAACGTCCGAATGACCAGCCCCTGTCATTGCACTTGCGACAAGATGGTTTGAAAACGTCAACGCCCCCGTGGTTCCGTCTACATAACGGAAGCCAGAGGCAACACCGATGGGAGTGTTGGTTGCCGAAAACGTAGTCGTTGGGGTGGCTGCAATAGCCGTCGTAACGCCCCCCGCGAAGTGCACGGGCTGACCCGCAAAAATCGCGTTGGTGTTATTAGATCCCAACGGATACATGGTTTGACCACTGGTGTTATACCCTTGACCAAGTATTCCGACTTGAACCATCCCATAAGGCGCTTGTACTGAACCTGCCATGATTCAATTTCTCCTTATGCTTCAATTAAGGGAGGTTAGCTTCCTCCCGTTCCAAACTTCCGTGTAGACCTCTCTGTTTCCAGAAGAGGGCTGCGCGGATCATTCTCACGCATGTACATATTGTCGACTGCCTGCTGTGCCTGCGCGGCTTTTTGGCGCTGGTACTCACCTCGCGCCTGCATCCGCTCAGTTGGTATTTTGCACAACAGCAACCCGCCAACTTCAATATTCCCCTCGCTTCCAAAGCGTGAGTCCACGTCTGACAGGATCATCAACTCAGGATGATCTTCTGCCTTACACGGTTCCCACCCAGCCCTAAAAGCCTGAGAAACATTTTTGTTGTCGGAGTGGCCAACAAAACTTGTGCGTATCCACCTAAAAGTCCAACCGTCTTGAGGGTCGGGGTCGGGCAACAAAGAAGCTGGGGACCACGGTTGCGATCTCTCTTCTGCTTCTCTTGTCTCCGAACTTCTCGGTGCCTTAGAAACTTTTTCTTTCTTCATTGCGCCTTCTCCATATCTCTAGCAAGTTGCTTCGCATACTGCTCTTTCGTCAACCCAAGTCTTTTGGCGAGATCAACCTGGGTGGCCGTTAACGTGACTTTCCGTGATGCTTTCCCGCCCCGAGAGGCAGGGGCTACCACAGATTTGCGAGGGGCAGATGAACGGCTCTCTTCTGCGTCCTCGAAGTTATCGGGGAAGACCATGCGCATTCGCTTGTCTACCTCCGAAAAGTACTCTGGTGAACCCGGCACAAAGTTTTCGGCTCTGAGCTTCTGGTCTACCCCATAAGCAAACCCTGTCATTTCTGGGTTTCCTTGTGGGCCAAACCAAGGGTTCCTTTGCAACCACGCTACCGTGTCTGGGTCGATAGGTGGCTGCGGTGCGGCCTCATTTGGTGGCAGCGCCTGCTGAGGCGTTGCTTGCGGCTGAGGCTCGGGCCGTAATTCTTCAAACCTTTTCTTGTCATAAACCAATTCATTCAGTCGCCGTTGCGCGACCATGACACGATCCGTGTCGCCAGCCTCGTAGGCTTCCCGATATTCTTTCTCGGCCCCTGCCAACTCGGCATCGCTCTTTGCTTGAGAGACCTCGAACAAAGCTTGGTTGCCCTTGTCGATAAGCTCAAGTAACTGCTGCTTATCGTGCATAGCCACCTGCGCGGCCCGTGTCGCTTCTTCGCTTAACCTCTGGGCCTGCTCCTTAGCGCGGCGTTCTTCGTGTCGCTCATACTTTAACCGAGAGAGACGCTCTTTAACTTTCCCGCCGTATTCGTTTATCTCATCTTCAGAGATATCCCAGTCAGGGCTGGACGCTTCGGTATCCCGAGCAGGCACCTGATCTTCAACGGGCCTGTCATCGACTACCTCAATCTCGTCTTCCTCAACCTCAACTTCAGCTTCAATTTCTTCAGCCATCATACTGCCCTCTTCCATCCCCTTGGATCATCAACAACGCCCTGAACGGTATCGTCATTGATAAGCCGAAACTCCTGCCCAGTCTTGTGAACCAAGCGAACGCCTGCGAAAGGCGGGATCAAAACGAAATCCCCCAGCTTGCACCAAGGGGTCATTTCTTCGCCGAACTTGTCTGCGTCTTGGTAGCATAGCGGGCCCATCTTCAGAACCGCGCCCACCACGGACGAAACATTTTCGACATGAAGGTAGTCGTCAGGCTTAATTATGCCTCCGGCTGTTTTCTCGTCTGTCTTTATCAGGCCGATTAAAATTCTCCAGCCTGAAGGCTCAGGAAGTTGTGTAACCTCCTGTTCCGCATCAACTGCGGCTTCTCCCATAGTCTTTCTCCTAATGCACGCCACAAAAAGGGGTGACGGGGCCCTCCGATTAATCCTCGTCTTTCATCAGCTTTTGGGCTGCGTCGAGGATTTCACGTTCTGCGATAGCCAGACCTTCGAGCCTGCCGACGAGTCTTTGATACTCGCCCCAGTCTTTGGCCCCCCCAAGGGCCACGTTGTCTGCGCCTTCGTCCATCATGGAGCGCAAGACCTTGCGCACCGTTTCAACTATATGCTGTCCATCCATTAGAGCTTAACGATCTCTCCAAACTCGTTTATCGTGCGGGTCCGCTTCGGCTCCTCTGCCTTCTTGGCGCGAGCCTTGCGCGGTTTCTTGGGAGCGGCTGTAGTCTCAACGCTCCCTACCGAAATACTTACATCTTGTACAAACGCCTCATTCACGTCAGGCGTTGCGGGATCGTCGGCCTTGTAATGCCCACTCGCGGTACGCGCACGCTTGCGAGAGCCCTTAACCGCAGCCTTTGCCATGCCTAGTCCTCCTTGTTGCGGGACATCTCCCGTTTCACATCTTCGACTTTCATTAGCTGTTTGGCTATATCCACGCCAAGCTTTGTGCCCTCTCTCGCATCTTCAGCGGAGATCTTCACATCCTGCTGCGCGTCTTCGATTATATCCGAAGCAATCCTTGCTCCAATCTGCGCCCCTGTAATTCTCTCCTGCGAATCAATCCGCTCACGCTCAGTAGCATCACGCATGGCTGTCTTCTGAATATCAGCAGCAATCCGCATCTTATCCGTAGCAGCTTTCCTCTGCACATCAGCCTCACGAATATCCAGGTCACGCTGCTGCTGCTGGAACACTGGGTCCTTGGCCTCCTGCTGCTCTTTCTCCTGCTGGGCCTCGGCCTGATCTTTACCGAGCAGCTTCTCTGCCGCTTGCGCCATCAACGCTGACAGTTCAAACTCCACGTCGCGTGGCAGTGGATCGTCAGGATTGGGTAGCTCAACGCCCATCTGTTTTTCGATCTCGTTCCGATACTCGAAAGCCAAGTGCTCACGAATGTGAGCTTCTGCTGCGGCCTGAATAGACTTGGCCATAGGCGACTGGCTGAGAAGCTCTTGAATCTTTGGATCTTGAATCGCCGTCATATGGACCGTTATGTGCGCCTTGTGGTCCTGATATGCGAATGCCTGCACAGGCTCGCCGTTAATAAGATCCATGTTTTCCCTGACAGGATCTTCAGGCTTCATGTCCTTGTCCGAAGGAACAATCTTCTCTACATCCTGCAAGCCCATCGTCTCAAGCATTTGCCTGTGCAACTCGGGCAGGTCATACATCTGCGGAGCCTGAGCAGCCAGTTGTAACGCTGCTTGATACTGCATAATCCTCTGCGACATTGTCGTCGCGTTTGGATCAGACACGGGGATAATATCCACCCGGTCATCAAAATCGTCTGGCCTTACCGCATTCTCTTCAAGCTCATAAGCATATTCGGCAGGCAGGAAGTCTTTCACCAGCCCCGCCAGTATCCTGAACTCATGCCGCATAGATGCGTGAAGTCGCGCCTGCACCGCAGACATGACCTTCATGCCACGCTCCATGATAGCAAGCGTTGTCCCCACCGGGGCCTGCGTGTTCATGTCCGCTGCCTGCACGTCAGCTACCGACGCGAACTTTCTTCCCTCGTCAACTATTGTTCCCAGTAACTGGTAGAGAACAGAGGACGGCTCCTTGTAAGGCAGGAACGTAATGTTGTCTTTTATCGCGCCACTCGGCACATCCACGTCCCGGAACTCGCCGGGCATCAAAGGAGCATCGTCACCCTTGATCCTCAGCCCCCTCGACTTGAGGCCAGCAGGAAGGTTGGATAATGTTCCCGCATCCACAAGCTGACGCAGAATAGACGTGGCACTCTTGGCCAGCCCGCCGATTAAATGGATCAGCCCGAACCCGTAAAACCCTAATCCAGGCAGATACTTATAATGCACAAAGTGCATAATCTTCTGACGGTCAGGGTCGTCCTCGCGCCAGTTGCGATAAATCGACAACACATCTCCTGATGACTTGTCAATCGTAACAACGTAAGGCAACCGCAGCCCAGTCTCTTCGCCGTCTTGCTTGTCCTCAAACCCTTCCAGGTCAAGATCCACATGCACCTCAAGAAGCGTATGACGGTCATCGTACTCAACGCTTGGGCTATCCCCAGTCAGGTGATCGTAGGTTTCCTGAATCTTCGAGTAGTCAGCACTCGGCGTCGGCAGTTCAATGTCCCGATAGAACCCCGCCATCTGAAGCTTGAGAACTTCATTGGGCGTCTTCTTCATCACATGCGTGTAGCGCGGGCACGATAATAAATCAGGAGCCCCGTATGACACCACCATGTCTTCGGCGGGGACGAACATCGAACAGTTCCGCCCCATGTCCAGGTCATGGTAAACCTTCTTGAAGGCTGACCCTGCAAGCGGAAGAGAGAACAGCATGTTCTCATGTTCCGACCTGTACTCTGTCATCACTTCGGTAAGCTGGTAGTTCATCTCCGTCTGGACACGAACCGCCTGCTTTTCCTTTTCTTCTGTCAGCTTCCCGACAATCTGAGTCTTGACTGGGCCCTTAGCAGGAAACGTCTCCATCATTGACTGAGCTTGAAACCGAATCACGGCTTCCGACAAGACGGGATGGAACACGCCGCAAGCGCCCGGCCATGGGGTCGAGCGCTCTTCGATCTTCATTCCAAGAAGATCTAAACCTTTGGTGTATGTGTGGGACCACTCTTTCCGCGAAGCTTGGTCAGCTTCAAACGCACCCATGAGATCAGACGTGAGATTGCCGAGCGCACTGTCGTCCAAATATTCTGCAAGATTAGCACCATGTTCCACATCCTCATCACCTTCGCCCTCGGGGTCGAAGTCAATGACCACGCCACCGTCGGGGGTATCAATGGCAACGGCATCGGGGTTGACCACGGCAATTTCAATGGAGTCCTCCTCCTCTATTGCCTCACCCGCCATATTAGGAAGTGCCTTGTCAACAGCCATCCTCTATCCTCTTGCCGTCGAGACCATTAATAAAACTCCGTGTACTGAGGGGACACCCATTCCTCATCCTCGTCACTGGGAGAACGGACAAAGCCCCCACGCCTAAACCTGAGTAGCGCCTGCGTAGAACTGTCAACCAGATCATCGTGATCCCCAACAGGAAACGCCGCGAACTCTTCGATAACCTCTTCGGCCCACCTTGTCGGCGGGGCCCACACCATGCCCGAAGCAAAGATATCCGACACCGCATTAACACGGGACACTTTGTCGTTTCCCCGTGATGGCGTGAAATCCTCCACAGGGATTCCCATCTGGCGCAATTCAAATATCAGTGGCGCACCAGAGGCCTTCGCCTCCACGATGAACGAGTCGGGCTCCCACTCTATCCAGAAATCATACGCTCTGCGTTTGAGGTCTGGAAACTCCAGCCGCTCCTTATACGCATCAAGGAGAATGATATGGTGAGCATTCTCGTCTTCGTTAAAGAACACACCCCATGTCGTACAGGCCGAGTAGTCTGACCGCTGCGTCTTCAGGAACGCCGTGTCCCAACTCTGAATAATAAAGCTACAACTGGGCGGTCGGCTCTCCTCCCAAGTCTGCCACCACTCACGCTTGACGAGCGCCCCCTCTTCCGAGGTTGGGTCCTGCTGATACTGGGCCGACCACTTCGACACCGGAAGCTCAGAGCGCAACGCCTCAAGCTCGTTGATGCCCCAATACTCTGGCCAGAGGGGATTGCCTGACGGCATAATCGCGGGGAGTTCAATAACCTCCCACTCGTCCGCACCGTCCCTCCGCACAGAGGCGTCAATGATCTTCCCCGTAAGGTCCCGCTTCGACCACCGGGTCATCACTACAATGATCGACCCTCCAGGCTGAAGGCGTTGCCTTGGCCCCGAGGTGTACCACTCATAGACCTTGTCAAACACCTCTGGGTTATATGCCCCAAGAGCAGCATCCTGTTCCGAATGCGGGTCGTCAATGATAAGAAGGTCCGCCCCCTTTCCGGTCACAGCCCCGCCTACACCAATAGCGAAGTATTCACCTCCCTTGTTGGTGTTCCATCGGCCTGCGGCCTTGCTGTCCGCTCTCAAGCTAGTTGCTGGGAACACCTGCTTGAATGCTGTATCGCCGAAAAGGTTACGCACCTTTCTTCCGAAGCCCACGGCCAGTTCTGCCGTGTGCGCCGTCTGAATAACTTTCTTCTCTGGGTGCTGGCCCAGGAACCACGCAGGCAGCAAGTAGGAAGCGAACTCCGACTTGGTGTGCCTCGGCGGCATGTTAACGATTAATCTTTTTAATTCCCCTCGGGCCACACGCTCGAAAGCTTCGGCCATTGTCTTGTGGTGAGCCCCTTGAATGAATGCAGGCCATGCGTGCTTAACGAACTCCAGGTAGGACGTGCGACACGCCTCACGCTTCTTCGCGCTTTCGTACTCCTCCACCAGCCGCAACAGGTCTTCCTGCTCGCTCGGAGGCAACGTTGATATCTGGGTGTTAAGGGCTGCTACATTCATTCCAAAAAAAATCCCTCCGAAGAGGGATTATAAAGTTTTTCACTCACCTACCAACAGGAAGGAAATATCACCATGTAGCTGGTACGGTTGGACATACCAATTACAACTTTTGCATATTGCCCCCCCTTGACACCGCCGTCAACTATATTTTGTGGTTATGTATTTTCTTGGGACAAGGTCTTGATGGGAACATCGTCACCGCAGTAGTCGCAGATAAACCTGCCCCCCTTCTCATCCTGCTTGAGGGTGGCCCAGACTTCAGAGTCCACCTCTCGCACACACCACCTGCACAGTCGGCGCTGCCGTGAGTCTGGTCGTTCTCCTACCACCAGATGCTCCCCCGTGTAGCGCTTATAGACCCAGGTCGCTTTTAAGGACAAGGCTGACGCTTTCTTCTCCCCCGCCAAGACTACACCCCTCTCCCTTCTTTGGGCCTGCGCTTATGATCAACCACACCCCTGTTTCTGGATTGGTGAAAAGCTGGACATACTCTCCCCTGAGAGTCTTGCCTGCAAACACAGGAGCCGCCCCTTCTGCTTTCACCACGTTAACGATACGCCACAGTTCTCCGCACATCACCTCGCGGAACGCTTTATCAAATGTTGTGCTTGGGCCCTTCTTCGGCTCGGGCACAGGCTCAATGGTCAAAGAGCTTTCGATCTCTTTCGCCTGTCTCTCCAGATCCTTCTGGCTCCACATCATGGACGTTGGATCTGTTGCCGTGGCTACATTGCTAAACATGAACATCACCACTAAAGAAAGTATGTACCTCATAGTCTCTTCTCCTCTATAGCCTCTTCGAGTTTACGGTGTGCATCCTTGGCCTTGTCTTCGCTTGCAGCATTCTGCTGCTTCCGCAAGGTGTCTATCTGGACACGGTTCAGCTTCCCCACTGGATATTCAAGGAGAACAAACGATCTGTAGCGCGGGCCTTCTGAAAAGGTTTCGCTCTCCTTGACCGTATAGCCCCCCACATTCACTTCAGCGATCAGGTTGCTCGTAACCTGCTCGGACTCCGTTGTGGCCACTGTAGCCTCACCTTGGCCCTGCTCGACCACAAATAACTTCGACCGAGAACTCAGCAGCCCCTGCAATCTGTCTGCCAGTGTTCGCTTCGCGTTCAGTACGCCCTTGTCCATAGAGAGTTGCAGGCTGGGCGACACCCCTGTCCCTGATGCGTAGATAGCATTATCGGACTGGGGCAGGTCGAGGAACCAGTCGGGTGTAATACTGAGCGTATGTGTCACCTGTTCCTCTTTCTTCTTTTCCTCTTTCTCTACGGCCACGGCCCGAGCTTCGGGCGTTCCCGGCTTGGGCGCGGCACATCCTGTCAATGCGCTGATGGCGAATGACATGGCCACATAGACTGCCAATCCTAATACGATATTCATATCGCCTCTCCGAACAGGTTGGTGTCCGCAGGAGGAATATAATACATGGCAACCTTTTTCCTTTTGTTACCCACGACAATGGTATCGGTCTTCACGTCGACACCCATCCCTCGTATGTCCGCAATGCGAGCAGCAAGTCTCATGCAGCCAAACTCCTGGAGAGCCTGATACTGGGTCAGCCTTCGCCCACTCTTCAGAGCGGCAAGTATTTCCTTTGTCTGTGTCATCTCACTATCCTATATGGTTTGCGAATATAACGCCGATCCTGCTTTGGTATTTCCAGTACCCGCGCATGGAACTTCTCCAGTGCGTAGGTGTCGAGGAAGCGGATCGGTTTCCTTGTTGCCAGTACATGAAGATATTCACTGGCATCCCCCTCGACGTTTGGATGGTCAACCCTGAGATGATACTTCCCACTGGGGATGATCTTCTCGGATGCTATTCGATAACTGGGTTCGTAGGTATTCGGGAACACCTTAACCACCTGCTTGTCTTTCTTGGCGTAGGGGTTCCAGTTAAAAATATTAACGTACATAGTCTGCGTTGTCTGAACCTTGATCTCCATGTAGTCCCCATGCTCGAAGACCTTGTCCATGTGTACAGCCAGATCGAAGTCTGGGTCCGACTTGCCTTGGCCGTTATCCACATACGCTTGTAACGATGTGTAACAAACACTACCCTCGACAGTGACGGTCTTGTCCTTGATGTCCTTGATGAGCCCATCAAAGGCGTTCCAGGTGAACTGGGTGATGGGACAGTCTTCATCGGTGCATGACATGAGGGTGTCGGAGGAGATGCGTTCCCCGCCTGCTTTACGCAGGGCATTAAGCTTCGCTTGTTTCTCGGAGCGTGCACACGCTTCTCTTTCCGAGATCTCACGGGTAATTGCATACTCCCCCTTTCCCTCTACCCACTGGGGTTTCCCCAGGTCGGCAACAGAAAGATCAAAGAGAAACTTCAGCACAGACAATGCGGCGGTTGCGTATTCCATTATTCCTCCTCGCTCGCTTTCTTGTGCTCTTCCTTCCCAAGCAGGGCATAGCCAATGATGTCATCCCAGTGATCTGGGTGGAAGTTCCCGCAAACAATGCGGGCAATCTTGTGCTGGATATTAATCAGAGCAAACTCATGGGGCGTTATGAGAATCCCGTCTTTCGCCATAACCAATTCCGTTGTCAGCCTACCCGCTAAACGAAACGTCTCATGTGCATCGCCGTGGGTCTGCTTACGCTCCTCAACAATAATCTCAGCATCCATCACGCACCTCCTTTGTCTGACAGAGCATCT